TTACTTTCAACTTGTACGATTACAAGAAGATTCAGAGTTATTTATTCAAGCATAATTGCAACAAGTAGTACAATAGGTGTTAATGTAAACGCTTCGGCTTCAATTCCTGTTGAAAGTTATATTTTAGATACGGTCAATTTTAGCGGTGGCGCTACTTATTTAAGTGGGGTTTCTGTTACTGATAACAAAACGCTTTTTAGTAATTGCAAAGGTATTGCAAACACAAATGAAGTAAGTCAATACTATATGAATGGTAATGCTACTACAACGACAGTAAGCGCAACAAACACACCTTATAAAGTATTAGGAACTACAACAAGTGCAACTATAACGCAAAAGTTTACAAATACAAATAATAGAGCTACTTATGTAGGTAGTTTAACAAGGTTTTTTAAAGTAACTGCAACGCTATCTTTAGAAAGTGGGAATAATAATCAAGTAGGTTGTTACATTGCAAAGAACGGAACTATATTAACAGAAAGTGAAGTTTATGGGACAACAAGTGGAGCAGGTAGAGCAGAAAATATTGTTATTCAAACTTTAGTAGAATTAGCAACTAATGACTACATAGAAATATTTGTGGAAAATGCAACTGCTGTAAATAACATTTTAGTAACTGATTTAAATACAATAGTAGAATGATAGCCGAAACAATAAGACTACTCCAAGTAAATGATTTTTACGGAGTTAGCGAAAACGTGGAAATAGCAAAAGGTAAATTTGAAAAGGTTTATACATTTAAAGACGCATTTAAAAAAATTAAGAGATTATGGCTATCGAGAAAGTAGTGAATATATCGGTTAAAGAAACGGGAATGGATGCACTACGCTCAAAGGTAGATGCGTTGGAAAATTCTTTAGAATCTTTAGAAGACCAAAACGAAAGCCTGCAAAAATCTTTAAAAGGGACAAGTCAATCCGTTTTAGATAATGGTGGTGCAATGGGATTGCTTAACGATTTAACAGGTGGTTTAGCTATGACTGTTAAAGACGCTGTTGAAGCAGGGGATTTATTTACAAAGTCTGAAAGAGCTAAAGCAATAGCAGTTAAAATTTCAAGCGTTGTTATAGGTACTTCAACAGGTGCTTTAAAGGCTTTTCGTATTGCTTTAGTAACTACTGGAATAGGTGCTTTAGTTGTTGGTTTAGGTTTATTGATTGCAAACTTTGACAAAGTAGTTAAGTTTGTGCAAATGGGTATCGATAAATTTAAAGGTTTAAGCGGAACAACTAAAAATGTTATTTCTGTTTTATTTCCTTTAATCGGTGTTATTAGATTAGTTACAACAGCACTTGAAGAATTAGGAGTTATAGAAGATGACCAAACAAAGAAATTAAGAATACAAGCCGAAGAACGTGAAAGAATACGTAAAAAAGAATTAGCAACTTTAACAAAGGCTAAAGAACAAATTGCGGATTCATACGACTTTGAAATTGCAAAGATAAAAGCAAGCGGAAAAGATACGGAAAAAATTGAAGCACAGAAACGTGATGCAATTCTAAAAACTTTACAAGCTCAAAACGCTTTAGATAGAGTTCGTATAGCAAGCGGAAAAGCAAGTCAAGATGAAATAAAAGTTTGGAATGAAAGACAGAAAGAAATTATTAAAACTGTCAGAGAAATAGAGATTGCAGAAATTGAATCTAATACTAAAAAATTACAGCTACAAAAAGAAGCAAACGAAAAGCAAAAAGAAGAAGCTAAAAAACTTGCAGAAGATAAAAAAAGAAAAATAGAGGAAGAATTTAAAACCTTTATGGACTTTTACAATAAGCAATTAGAAGCAGAGGCAAACAGACAAAATGCAATTATTGAAATTCGTAAAGGCTATACTGAAAAGTTACGTGATTTAGAAGCTGAAACAGAATTAGAAAAGATTGAACTTGAAGAAGAAAGAGCTTTAGCGGAATTAGAAAAACTTAATGCAACCGAGTTAGAAAAAAGCGAATTAAAAAAATACTATTCGCAATTAACTAATGATGAACTTATAAGAATTTCAGAAGAATCAGCCAAAAAGAGAGAGGAAGATGAAAAGAAACGAGCAGAAGATGAAATTGCAACAGCAGAAGCAGTAAAAAATGCTAAAATTGCTTTTGCAGGTCAAACTTTACAACTGATTTCAGAGTTAGCAGGAGAGGGAACAGCAGTCGCAAAAGGTGTAGCGGTTGCTCAGGCTACTATGTCAGGAATTGAGGGGGTGCAAAATGCTTATACAACAGCTCAAAAATCCCCAATAACTACTCTTTTCCCTGGCTATCCTATTGTACAAGCAGGGTTAGCAGGTGCATTTTCTGCGTTACAAATTAAGAAAATCTTATCAACGCCAAATAGTTCAAGCGGTGGCGGTAGTGCTTCAAGTGGTGGCGGTGGTTCAGCTCCTTCTGCACCTTCTTTCAATTTAGTACAAGGAACAGGAACAAACCAAATAGCAGAAAGTTTAGCAACTGAAAGAAACCCTGTCAAAGCGTATGTAGTAGCATCGGAAGTTTCAACACAACAAAGTTTAGATAGAAATATCGAAAGTGGTGCAAGGTTGTAAATTTTATAACAAAAAATTATTTAATTCGTTTAATATATAATTAGTCTAAATAAACAATGATTAAAACATACGAAGCAATCTTTGACGAAGAACAGAATACAGGCGTTTATGGAATTTCGCTTGTAGAAAATCCTGCAATGGAAGGCTTGTTTGTTGCTTTAAATAAAGATGAGAAAATTCAATTTAAAGAATTAGACAAAGAAGAACGTAAAGTAGTAGGTTTAGTTTTAGAGCCTAATAAACCAATTTACAGAAACAATCAAGGCGAAGAATACAATATCATATTTTCTGAACAAACAATTAAAAACCTATCGTATAATTTCTTTAAGCAAAACTTTCAAAAGAATAGTACAATAGAACACGAAACAGAAAATAAAATTGAAAACGTAACCTTTGTTGAAAGTTGGATAGTCGAAGATGTTAAAACTGATAAACAACAATTATACGGATTTAATTACCCTAAAGGTAGTTGGCTTGCGGTTTTAAAAATCGATAACGATGAAGTTTGGAATGACTACGTAAAAACAGGAGCTGTTAAAGGTTTTAGTATTGATGGTTTACTTTCTTTAAAAGAAGTAAAAATGTCAAAGAATCAAACTGATAAAGGTACTGATATTTGGTTTAGTGGTGCAATGCTTTCACAAGGTAGTGAAGTATTCAAACTTAATGGTGAGTTTTTAGAAGATGGAAATTATATCTTATTAACAGATATTGAAATAGAAGTAGAAAAAGGAATAGTGAAAAATTTAAAATCAATAAATATGTCAAAAGAAGTTTTAGAAGAAACGCAAAAACAGACATCGATTTTAACTGAGTTAGCAAACGCAATTAAAACAGCATTTACTAAAGAGGTTAAAGAAGTTGTTGTAAGTTTTGGAAGCGTAAAAACTGCTGATGGTCAAATCACTATTGAGTACGAAGGAGATGATTTTGTTATAGGCGGTTCAGCTTGGATTATGGCTGATGCAGAAACAAAAGTCCCTGTGCCAGTAGGAGAACACCCATTAGAAGATGGTAGAATTTTAGTAGTAACAGAAGAAGGAATTGTTGCAGAAGTTAAAGAAGCGGTTGTAGAAGAAGAAGCACCAGCACCTGCACAAGAACCAATGTCTGAAACTGCTAAAAATGATGCTGAAATTGCTAAAGAAATAGAAACAGCAATTAAATCAATTTTAATTAAGTATTCAGCTTTAGAAGAAAAAGTTGATGCAGTATTAAAAGAAAATGCAGAATTAAAAGTCGCTTTATCACAAGAGCCTGCTAAAAAAAGAATTAACGCAGTACCTACACAAGTTGACTTATCAAAAATGAGTTCAAAAGAAAGATTATTCAATAAATTAAAAGAAATAAATTAAATATGGCAACATCATTGACAGTAAGCTCTAATTATGCTGGTAAAGAAGCAGGAGCAATTATCGGAGCTTCATTTAAAGAGGCTGATACTTTACGTTTAGGATTATTAACAATAGCTGAAAACGTAAACTATAAATTAAATATGCGTAGAATCCGTTACACAGATGGAACAACTGACTACGCTTGCGGAAATTTCACACCAGCAGGGGCAATTACTCTTAACGAAAGAGTTTTAGAGCCTAAAAAATTAATGAATCCTTTTCAAGTTTGTAAAGAAACTTTCAGACAAACATGGAGTTCAGATTCAATGGGTGGTTCTGCTCATAATGATACAATGGCTTCTGATATTCAATCGGCTATTTTGGCAGAAGTTTTAGCTGATACAGCAGAAAGAACAGATGCTTTAATTTGGACAGGAGATGCCTCAAACGATGGCGAATTTGATGGTTTATTGCCTTTATTCGTTGCTGATGCAGGGGTTATCGATGTAGATATTGATGCAGTTACAGAAGCAAACATTGAAGCGCAATTAAAATTAGCTTTAAACGCTGTTCCTGTACGTTTAAGAAGAAAAGATTTAAAAGTTGCTGTTTCTCCTAATGTATTCCAAACTTATTGGTTTTATTTAGTTTCTAAAGGTATTGCTAATACTGGAATGGCTGACGAAAAACAAGTTCGTTTTGGTAAATATACTTTAACAGAAGTAAACGGATTACCTGATAACACTATCGTTATTTTTGAAACTAAAAACATCGTATTCGGTACAGGTTTATTAGCTGACCACAACGATATTAGAATCGTAGATGAAGACGAAGTTGGTTTATTAACTGGTCAGATTAGAGGTAAAATGGTTTACTCTGCTGGAGTTCAATACTACAATTCAGAGGATATTGTTTACGCTCGTGTTATAGCATAATACTAACATAACCGCTCATTAATTTGGGCGGTTTTTAAAACAAAATAATATATGAGTTGTGATATTTCAGCAGGTAGACTAAGAGCTTGTAAAAATAATTTAGGTGGAGTTGCTTCTTTATACTTAATTAATTATGTAGAAGATGCTTTCACTTATTCTGTTTCAACAGGTTTAGCTACTGCAATAAATCCACTTGTTACCGTTGCTTATGAATACGAAATTGATGGGGATACTCACAATTTAGTACAAGACTTTGTAAGCTCAAAAGATAACGGAACATCTGTAAACACCCAAACTTTAACCGCAATGTTAAAGAAAATGGATGCTTCTACTTCTGCACAATTAAATACTTTAGTGTATGGTAAAACTATTGCAGTAGTAAAAGACAGAAACGGAGTTTATTCAGTAGTGGGAATTGATGATGGCGTTGATTTCAACGTTAATGCGTCGACAGGTTCAGCAAAAGCAGATATGAACGGATACACTTTAACAGGTACAGCAACAACAAAAGCGTTAGCACCTGTTTTAGATTCAAGTACAATAACAGCCTTTTTAGCTTTAGTTTAAAATTAATAATTTACTCTTATTATTAAACCCTACTTTAATTAGTGGGGTTTTTTAATTTAATAACAAAAATCAAAGTATTTCGTTTATATTATATGAAGATAGTAAACCCAACAAACGAAACTCATTCAATAGAATTAATCCCACGTTATTACAATAATTTGGCTAATTTAGATTTATTGTTAATCAATGAATCAACTAATGAATCCTTTGAAGTTGTAAATACGTTTTCTGTTACTGATGGAAAATTAACTTTAACGTTTGATTTTGATTTTTTAAATAATGATAGATATTCTTTTAAATTATCACAAGAAAACGAAATAGTTTTTAGAGGCAATATTTTTGCAACTACACAAGAAACACAAGATTTTAAACAAACAAATAATTTGTACTATGAGTACTAATGAAAATAAACAGCCTGTAAGGCTAATACAATTAAACCAATACATAAGACCTAAATTAGAAGAAAACAAGTCTAAAAATTGGGTTTTAAATGGTAAAAACAATGGTTTTTATCAATATGTTATTGACAGATATAACGGAAGTCCTACAAATTCAGCTATTATTAATTCTTATATTGATTTAATGATAGGTAACGGACTATCTGCAAAAAATGAAATGAATACAAATTGGATTAAATTAAAAACAATTTTATCTAATAGTGATTTAAGACGTTTGATTTCTGACTTTGTTATTTTTAACGAGTGTGCTTTTCAAGTTGTTAAAGCTAAAAATGGAAAAGATTTAGCAGGTATTTATCATTTACCTATTGAAAAAGTTGCACCAAGTTTAGTTAATGAAGATAACGAAATAGAGACTTATTGGTTTTGTAAAGATTGGAGCAAATCAAATACAAATACGCCAATAGATTTTCCTGCGTTTGGTTTTGATATGAACGAAAAAGAACACGTTTATAAATTAAAACCTTACAAGGCAGGAAAAGAATACTTTGCAGACCCTGACTATTTAGCAGGATTGCCTTACTGCGAAATGGAGGAAGAAATTGCAAACTATTATATTTCACACATTAAAAATGGTTTATCTTTTGGTTACGTTATCAATATTCCTGATGGTAATTTATTAAGCGAAGAAGAAAAAGACGAAATCGAGCGTAAAATAAAACAAAAATTAACAGGAAGTCAAAACGCTGGTAAGTTTATTATATCGTTTAACGGAAAAGATGCAGAGGTTACAATTACGCCTTTGCAAGTAAACGATGCTCATAAGCAATGGGAATATTTAACAGCGGAAAGTAGACAGCAAATTATTACATCGCATAGAGTAACAAGTCCAATGCTATTTGGAATTAAAGATAATACAGGTTTTGGAAATAATGCTGATGAATTAGACACAGCAGAAGCACAATTATACAAACGTATTATACAACCTAAACAAAAAATGTTTTTAGAAGCGTTAGATGATATTTTAAACGCTTACAATATTAATTTAGATTTATATTTCAGACCACTAACTGAACAAAGTCAAAGCGTTTCAATGAGTTCGCACGTATGCTGTTCAAGTGAAAAAAAAAACCTTGACACTACTATAGCTGATTCATTAATAGATTTAGGCGAAGATATTACTGATGAATGGGAATTAATAGAATCTAAAGTAGTTGAAAGCGAACAAGATTTACATTTTGCAAGTACAGGAACAGCAAACCCAAACGCAAAAAGCGAATTAGATGGGGAAAAGTTTAAAAGTAGGTTAAGATATGCAGGAAATTTAAGTTCTAATAGTAGAGAATTTTGCGTTAAAATGATTTCTGCGAATAAACTTTATAGAATTGAAGATATAAATAGAATGTCAAACCAAGTAGTTAATGAGGGTTGGGGACCTAATGGAGCTAATACATACGATATTTTATTATATAAAGGCGGTGGAGCGTGTCGCCATTATTGGGTGCGTGAAACATATAGACTAAAAGCAGACGTAAACAACCCAAATGCAGAGGTAATAACACCAGCAAAAGCAAGAAAAGATGGCGAAATATTACCAAAATTAGATTCTAAAGTTTATCAAAAGCCTAATGATATGCCTAATAATGGATTTTTAAATAAGAAATAATGGCAGAAATACTATTCATAACGAAAGCAGAAATGACAAATACCACTATTTTAGGTGGTAATGTTGACTTTGACAAATATAGCTTTTGCGTTTTAGATACTCAATTAAGAGTATTAGAACCTTTACTTGGTACTGAACTTTACGAAAAGATTAAAACAGATTTAGAAGCTGAAACGTTAAGCGGTTTATACCTTGAAATGTTTAACGATTATGTAAAACCAATTACTAAATTCGCTTCTGTTGCCAACTATTTAGAAATTGCATCTTATTTAGTTGATAACGGAGGGGTTTACAAGCACGTTGCAGATAATAAGCAAGTGGTTGAAAAGAATGAAGTAATGAGTTTAGTACAGAAGTACAATGGTATGGCTGATATGTTTATTATTAGATTTCAAAAATGGATTTGTAATAACCATTTAGTAGAATACAAAACATACCAAGATAAAGTAAATGCTGACAAAGATATAAAAACTATTTTCGGGTGGAAATTGTAAGTGGAAGAAATAGAGTTTGCAAAGATTCACAAGGGGGAATAAAAAAAATATATTTATTTCCTTTTGTGAAATACTCACGTTCACAAATAGAGCTTGATAATAACGTTTTAATTGCTTTTCCAAGTACAGAAGTCTTTGAGTTTGAAGTTGTGGGGGATTTAGGAGTAACGCAAGCAATGAGTGAAAATGATGGTGGTAAATTCTTTGATATTTCTTTTGATGTTTTAATAGATGGTCATATTGAAATAAATAAGTTTTTAAAAAAAGATTTTCGTGCGGTTGTTCTTGATAGGTTGGGAAATTATAGGCTTTTAGGTTGTTTTAATGGCTTAACTTGTAATTCAGTAAACAAGACAACAGGAAGCGGAAAAAGTGATTTTAATGGCTTTAAATTAAGTTTTGAAGGACAGGAAATTAAAGAAGCACCTTTCTTTTATGATTTAGGAATTATTACAGATGATGATTTTGATTCTTTATTACAAGAAAATGGCAGTTTCTTATTACAAGAAAATGGATTTAAAATAAAATTATAATGGCAAATAAAAAAATAAGTGAATTAAATAGTGCATCGTTACCTTTAGCAGGAACGGAAGAAATCCCTATTGTACAAGGGGGAGAAACTAAAAAAATTACAGCAGATAATTTGAAAAGTGATAAACTTTCCAACGATATTGCAGACTACACAACCGCTACAACTCCATTAGCTGGTACTGAATTAGCTTTAATAGAGCAAGGTGGCACTTTTAAGAAAGTGGCTGTTAGTGAGTTTGGAGGTGGTACAGAAGTAGATATTTTCAATCCTTATACGGAAGATTATTTTATTGGCACAATTAGACTAAATGGGCAAGGATTAACCAGTTTTACGCTATCGGGTTTTAATAATTCATGGACAGCGTCAGGAACTTTAGAAGCTTTTTCAGAAGTTTCAGAATACACGCTAGTTGGCGTAAAATCAGCAATAACTTCAGGGGCATCGTGTCAATTTACAATATCAGGTAATTCTACAATTAGAACATATGCAGTTAATAGAATTAATAAGGTCATACAATGGCAAATTTTTAGAAATTCAGACCCCGCTTTAGTTGCTAATGCTCGTTTTTTTGTTGGAATAATTAATCGTTTCACAACTATTGGTAACACAAACCCATCGACACATTTTAATTTAATTGGTGTCGGAGCAGATAGCGGAGATTCGAATATACATATAATTCACAATGATGCGACAGGAGTTGCTACTAAGATAGATTTAGGCACTGATTTTCCCGCAAACACGCAAAATGTTGATACTTATTTAAGTCAAACTTTTTTCGATATTCCAAACGCTATGGCGTATATAAGATTAATTAGGTTAAATACAGGCCATGAAGTGATTACACAAATAACAACTAACTTACCCGCAATGAGTGGTGGATTTGATTTAGCACCTGTTTTCTGGCGTAACAATGGCGTAGATGCTTTAGAGGTAAAAATGAGAATTGGAAGTTATTTACAAGGACAAAAAATAATGTAATATGTATAGAATTAGTAAAATAAGCGGTAAAGAATATATAAATGATATCGAAATCCCAAGAGATGACACAAATCAATTGTATGTTGATAGATGCGTATTTTTAGAAAATGGTGGAGAATTTGTTTATTTTGAAGGAACACCAGAAGAAATTGCTGAAGCAAACAAACCAATAGTTCCAGAAGTAGTTTCAAGGCGTCAATTTAAAATAGCTTTAGCAGTTTTGGGTTATGATGAAAATTATATTTTAAATGGAATAGAACAACTTCCAGAACCTAATAAAACTATTGCAAGGATTTCATATACTGAAAGCGGAACTTTTGAGCGTTATTCAGTCGATTTAATATTTGTTGCAAAGACTTTTTTAGGTTTAACAGATGCCAAAATAGACGAAGTGTTTTTAACTGCAATAACTTTTTAACATGGGACTAATTTTATTTTTAATAGCTTACTTACTGTTTTTACCTTTAACAATTTTTAACGCTTTAAATGTTAGAAAAAAAGGCTATTTTTTAGACACCGCTATTAATATTGATAGGTTTGGAAATAGGGAGTTTAGATTTTCTTTAAACAAATATTTAATTACAGAAAATAGTCCTTTTCAGTTTGGAAATATAAACGAAACAATTTCAAGCGTATTAGGTAAAAATAAAAGGTTCGGACACCTTACAAAATTCGGAAAAGTTATTTGTAAAATCTTAGACACAATAGACAAAAATCATTGTGAAAAATCAATTCAGTGGTAGCATGAAACAAGAAACATCATTTTATTTAGCAACATTTTTAAAGGCGTTGTTTTTAACGATTGCTACATTTTTAACTCCGATTAAAGGGTTGCTTATAATTACTGGAATGGCTGTTTTTTTAGATACTATATTTGCCATTTACACAACGATAAAGTTAAACGGATTGTCAAGTTACCAAAGTACAAAATTGTTTAATATAGTGGTTAAAAGTTTCTTTTATCTTGGATCTATTGTTTTAGCTTATTTCATAGACACGCATATAATTGAAAAAAATACCTTGTTTGGTATTAACTTATTGATTTCAAAAGCTGTTACTATATTTTGGCTTTATATCGAATGTAAATCAATAGATGAAACATCACAAAAATTAGGCAATAAGTCTTTTTATTTTACGATTAAAAACCTAATGACAAAAGCAAAGGATTTAAAAAAGGATATTAACGAAATTAAAGAGTAATGAGTAAAATAGTAGAAGTGGCCGAAAAAGAAATTGGGCAAATTGAAGTGCCTAAAAATAGCAATAAAACTAAATACGGAAAATGGTTTGGATTTGATGGTGTGGCATGGTGCGGAATGTTCGTAAGTTGGTGTTATGCACAAGCTGGCCAACAATTACCAAAGATAGGTTTTAGTAAAGGTTTTGCTGGGTGTCAAACTGCGGTGG